CCATCTCTAGGATATAATCCAGTTGTCTCTGAGTCAAGTGCAATGTAGTCACCTTCATGATCAATTGCATCTTGTACAAATTTTATTGCTTGTTCAGTTTCTGTAATACCAAAAGCAATACTTTCATCTATCTTTACGACTTTCTTTAGTCCAGATATATACTCTCCTATACTTTTCTTTGAATCTTCCCATAATGTCTTTACTTCTGGTTTGAAAGCAATCATAGCAGGATTCATTACTGGTAAAAACTTGTCATCTACAACTTTACCACTATACTCCATGATAGATGTAACATTTGTGTAATACTTTAGAGGCTCTGATCCAACCAATATAATCCATTCATAACTGTCTAAATCTATCTCTATATCTACATCTTTCTTTAATACTTTCTTTATAGTTCCATCAGAAGCCAAAGAGTATCTGTCGAATTCAAACTGATTGTCAAAGTGACCAATAAAGTCAGTCCTTGACGGTTTTGCTTCTATTAATGCTACTCTAGCCATATAATCTCCTTTTCAATGTAGCAACTCCTTTATCTGTAAAGTTGCCAGGGTCATTCCCTTGTTTTAACTTTATTGTTTGGTGTGCAAGACCAAGCTGATCACAGATTGATTCTACTTTTGTAGCTGCCATCTGTCCTGCCTCATCTCCATCAAACATTATGTCTACTCCTGTTGCACCTTGCATTTTAAGAATAGACAACTTTACCCAATCCACAGACTGTGTACCAAAACAACAGACTGCGTTTTTTAATCCTTTGTCCCATAGATTGAGAGCATCAAATATACCCTCAACTAATATAATTCTGTTCTGTATCATCTTAGGTTTTGCAGTACATAACGGAAGTTTTAGTCCTGGCGGGTAGATATGATACTTTGGTCTTGTTGGATCATCTCTTAATAATCTTCCTATCAATCCAACTGTTTTACCTGTTATATCTCTTATCGGAAATATAACTCTACCTGTAAATTTATCTCCATCGTCCCATGTAAATGCACTCCATATTTTAAGAGTATCTGCACTAATATTTCTTAGTGTTCCATTATACATGACCGCACCTGCTGGCATTTTTAGACCGATACTAGAAGCTTTCTTCTCAGCAATCTTTTCTTTGAGAAGATGTCTTTTGACTTCCATTGGAGATTGAGGTGCACCGAAGTGTGTAAATAAATTACCTTTGAAACCGCATGAGAAACAATGAAACATTCCTGTAACTTTATCAACTCTCATACTAGGGTTAGTATCATCATGCTCAGGATTTAGACACTTTATAACTGCATCTTTTCCTTGTAGCTTGTAATCAACTGCCTTTTCTTCTAGTAATTTAACTGCTTCCATCGTAATAATTTTCCCAATCTTCTTCGTACATTAATCTAAATTCTTCTAGGCATGGCACTGGTATTTGCACACCCCCAGCGTAGTTTTGTTTTTCTACTTCTCTTACATACTGTATGTAAGCGATCTTGAGTTGTCTTTCTGTATATAAAATCATAACTCGTTTATTGACTCTCCTGTAGTCATACTTTCTTTTAATTCTTGTCTTTCTTCTGGATTCATAACAGACTGAGGGCCAATACGTAATGTTTCCCAATCCATTTCTGAAGTGAAGTCTCTCATTTGTGCGCTTCTCATTTTCTGACAACTAAAGGTCATACAACTATCTTCTTGAGACCACGCATTTAGGCTGTAAGCTGCATCAGCAGCATCGAGAATACCTTTTGCAAATCTTGCTTCTCCTGTCGCATCGGTTTGATATGGAGAGAATACCATAGTCTCATATTCTTGAGCCATGGATTTTAAAGTCTTACTTACTTCTATCTGTTCTGTCCACTCATATTGGCGACCTGACGCTAGTGATCGTTTGACTTGGTTTAGATAATCTACTATAATAATGCCAACATCAGGCAACTGATTCATCTTTGTTTTGAGTACTGCGTCAATCTTACCTATTGTCAGCATTGGATCATAAACAATCTCAATCTGTTTGTCCTCACGAAGAGGATTTCTAATAAGTTTACTATGTAACGCATCAAAGTTTCTATGTGTATAGAAATCAGTGAGTAACTCGTCACCTTCTTGATAACGGTCACACCACCACTTTGCTACTCGATTCCACTCATCTTGGGATAGATTTTTTCTCTGAAGCCTGTTCACTGGTACATTAGCACCGAGTGCACAGATACGTTGGAGAATCTGTCTACTATCCATTTCGATAGTGAAGTAAAGAGCTGAACGCCCTTTCTCATAGATGTTATTTGCCAAGTTAGCACAAGTAATAGATTTACCTGCACCACGTCGTCCTCCCACTAGCACCAAATCTTTGGGAGAAAAAGCAAAGTCGAGATCGTACTCCTGATTTAATCCTAATGTGACAAACTTGCCCAGTTCTTCCTCTGGGTCGAACAGTTCAATTTTTGCCATATTTTCATGTGGTGGAGTAGTATCGACTTTTTCGGAAACCTCTACGACTATTTCTTGTAGTCCTTCGAGATTTTCCTCAGCTGTAGAGAAAGCTACTGTTTCATCTACATACCGATCAATCTGAGATAATATCTCATTTTGTGTAAATTCGTTCTTTTGGTAGTCTAGCAATGTCATTGCATCAATATCTGTCTCAACAGACTCTATCGCATAGACCATTTCCTGCAGTTTGGAATCCCTAATCTCGTATTTTAAATCTTCGAACGAAGGTAATCTCCCATATCTGTCGACATGTGAGTTAATTATTTTCCATAGCGATTTGTATTCTTGAGGTAAATAGAGTTCCTTCAGTTCTGTCCAAACTGATATTTCGGAATGTGATAATATTTGATGTAATAAAGCCGAGGCTAATGTCATGTTTCTCCCAAAAATGAACGAAAAGAAAGGGCGAATGAACGCCCTCTCATATTCTAATTACAATTAGCTAACTGATTTTTCTTTTCTAGCTGAGCCATCGTAGTCTGCACATGCAAGACCTCTTCTTGTAAGCATAGTTTTTACACCTCTTACAGTTTTACCGATTTCTTCTGCTATTTCGTCTACAGTTAATGACGCAATTTCTAAGTCAGCGAAAGGATCAGCTTTGCTTGAACCTTTAGTAACTTTCTGCTTAGGAATAGAGCCAATGTCTCCACTTCTAAGTAATGAAAGAGCTTTACCTCTGATAGAGTTAACACTTCTATCTAAAGCATCTGCTATTTCTTCTACGAATGAACCACCGTTTACCATTTCGATAAATGTTGCTTCTTCGCTTTCAGAGTAAGTTCTAGGTGTTACAACTTTCTCTGCTGGTTTTACATGACCAGTAAGTTCCATAGATAAGATTTTACCTTGGATTGATTTTGCTGAAAAACTTCCACCTTCGAAGTTTTCTGCGATTTCTGCGTATGTGTATACACCGCTGTTTGATTCTACAAAGTTTTGTAGAGTTGCTTCTTGCTCATCAGAGAAAGCTTTGCTTGCTGATGAAGAAGCTAGTTCAACGTCATAACCCATTTTTCTCAATTTTGAAGAAACACTTCTTGTTGAAGTTTCTAATTCTTCAGCTGCTTCTGCAACCTGTGCTTGAGAAACAGGTCCTTCACCGACGAAGTTAACTAGTTGATCAGTTCTTTCGTCTGTCCACTTTGGTAATGCCATTTAAGTCTCCTTTATAAATGCTTTTAAGTTTGTTATTATTCTTACGCCTTTTGCTCTGGCATTGGTAGTTTTTGCACTCTCAATACCACTTTCATTTACTAGTACTGTAACGGCGTTTGTCACAGTACCTTTTACTGTATAGCCTAGCTTTTCAAGAACTTCTTGAGCAGCTGACTTGTTGGGATAACTCTTGAGTTTTCCTGTGATACAGACGACTCCTTTACTCTCAATCTTTACACTTTTTTCTTTCGTCTTGTAAGAGAAAGGAAGCTGATCGTATTCATTCGGATAGAACTCGTTGTTAATCCAATCGATTATGTTCTGAGAAGCCTTAGGCCCTAAACCTGCTCGGTGACAAGAATCCCAAGTAATACTAGAGATATTGTCTACAACTGCGCAGAGTTTAGAAGCAACCGATCTACCAACAAGTGGAATACCAAATGCTGGTAAAAGTTCTTCCAACCCCGATTCAGTAGACTTCTGTATTTCTAAATACAGTTTGTCAGCGATCTTTTCAGAATTTAGGCAGTCAGATATTTCGTCTCTCGATAAGGAGTAGAGGTCATGAAAATCTTGAATCTGTAGTTTCTGAATGGTTGAGGGGCCAAGACCTTTGATTTTAAGATGTTTGGCAAAGCCTTCCACCTTTTTGTCCCACTTAGCAGGACAATGGTCGTTATAACAATACAAAATATCCTTAACAAGTCTTAGACTTGAGCTACAGCTAGGACATTCGCTTGGTATTGTTATCACTCTCATTCTCAAAATATATTATATATTATACTAAGATTTTGACCATTTGTCAAGATTTATTTTTCGGGAAGTCCTGCAGAATCAAGGACGAAATTTTGAAACACTCTGTATGTCCTCCAAACTTAATTTTCGGAGCATAGCTGTCATGCTTAAACTTAGCATGAAGTTCTTGTTCAATCTTCCAACAGTTATATATTGTATCGTGATAAGTTCGTTGGATTCTTAAATCGTAATTCTTGAATCCTCGACTTCGCTTGATTACATGTCTCCAATCCTTGCCGCTAGCAATTCCCACCTTGATACATTCTCGCTCCCACGTCAAAGTGTTTACTAGAATAATACCATATAAGACTCCGTCTCTTTCCTTTTCGGAAGGACGGTTATCGAAGTAAGTTTGATTATATACTCCACTCATTACGAGACGAAGTGTGAAATTAGTCCACTAAATAAGATGAATACTGCAATTGCATTGAGAATAATCAATGCTCTATCTTTCCACAATATACCTACCCATAACCAACCTGAGACTCCTACAAAGGAGAAACAAAGGTCTAGGAAAGGGTAAGATTGTGTGGAACGGATAGCAAATGCACATATCAAAACCAAACTAGATGCCCACTTCACATACCATGAAAGGTCTTGCTTTGGTGTAGCACTTTTATATATCCGTTTGGAGTTTGCTAATTCTTCTTTACTAAAGTTCGGCATGTATGATTCCTAATACAAAATTTTCTGCACAGTCCTCTGCGTAAGATTCGCTGTGGTCTTTGATTAATCTATCTTCTATCCATACTTGATTATGGAACATTCTAACTATAAAACTTCCTTCTCTAGTAACGAATACTTGTGACCATCTATCTTCATGCCTAAACTCATGGATAGGTGTTTCTTGAAAACTAAACATCTACTCTCCTTATTATTTGTGGGATTATTTTCCCTGCTCTAATTACTTCTACTTGACACCCGATTTCTAAATCTAGTGCTTCTATGATTGCTTTATTGTGTAAACTTGCTCTACTAACTTGTGCATCTTCTACCATAACTGGTTCTAGAATTGCAACTGGAGATACCGCACCTGATTTGCCTACTTGCCATTCTACATCTAATAATGTTGTGACAACTCCTGTCTCCCTCTTTTTAAGGGCATAAGCTCCTCTTGGGTGGTGCGAAGTAAATCCAGCGTTAAAAAAGTCTTTGTTATTACACATTCTGACAACTATCCCATCTTGTGGATAGTCGTCTGGGTTTGGTAGAGATTCAATAGTTTGAAATCCTAGAGTTCTTATAAAATCTAAGTCTGTTCTATAATCCTCTGTTGGGTTAGGTTCAATACCATACGCAACAAAGGTTACATCTCTAGTTTGAAACTCCTCTACACTTTTCAGATTTAATGCACCTGCTGCATAGTTTCTTGCATTAGGTATTTCTTTGGGAGCAATCACTTCCCCTGTAATTTGATACATGTCTTTGCTAGGAAAGAATGTTGGAAGTTTTGTAGACAATAATCTAGTAATATCCAATCCTTCTTTACCATCACCTCTAGTTAGTATCTTCTGTATTTTTCCATCAGCAATTAGAATACTTACTGCCGCACCATCAAATTTAGGACTTGCAAATGCAGTTTTCCACTCAGGTCTCTCCTCGCCTTCCCAAATTTTTTGTAGGGAAAACATGGGGTGCATGTGTGGGAATCTTTTTTCTGAGTTGTCTGAATAGCCAACATCTTCGATATTTGTAAGTTCTAGGAGATGGTCATACATCTCATCTGACATGATAGGTGTGCCTTTATAGTATTCTTCTGACGCTTTTCTAATTAAATCTGAAATCATTTTCCTATGTGTTTGATGTCGTCTTTTGGTATAACTTGGTATGCACCTTTGTTATATGCAATAGCGACTGTGTGTTTTTTACTTTCTTCCTTCTTGTAAGAAGTGTCTTTTGGAGTAGTATACTCTCCAATTGGTAAGCTAGGATATTTTTCTCTGTGTAGCCTAGCTTGTTCTAATACTGGAGAGGCGTGCGGGGCATGATCCCGCATTGCCACTGTGAAAGAGTGGTGTCCTAACCCATTAGACGAACGCCTCCTGTTTGAAATCTTGTTCTTTCTTTTGCGACCATGCTGGTCGTAATTCATACTTCCTTTAAAAATCATAATATATATTATACAGATATTTTAAGGAATTGTCAAGAACTATTTTATGATTGGTAAGTTTCGTTTATAAGGTCAGAAAATTCTCTCTCAAGTATTTCTTTGGACTCCGCTAGTGAAATAATTTCTACGAGTCCTTGAAAGAGTTCTCGTGTGTTTTCAAAGTCAATAGGCATAGCTATACCGTCCTTTGAAGGCTTCCATTCTTCATCAAAGTCTTGGTAGTACTTACGAAGATGTAGATACTCTTTGCCTCTAAAACTATTGATTACTAGTCTTACTTGCTCTGAGTTATCTTCGTTAATCGAAATGACTTTTTCATACTTTGCTGGTGCTTCATAAAGGTTCATTTTTAATCACCTTGTTTAGTGGTACTATACTTGTTACATTCTCTGGAACAAGGATTCTATAAGAATCAGTATCCCAACAAAAACATAATACAGTATGTTGACCTTCTTTAGCCCTAGTCTTTTTCGATTGTATATACTTATTATCAAAGTCCATAGTGCAAACATTATACTTTAACTTGCGACTATTTTGACTTCTGTAAGTAATTATTGCATCGCCTGCTCTGTCCATTTTTTCAATGAACTCTTTCTTTTTCATATCGCTCCTTAGTTAATAGTTGAAAATTTTCTTCTTTTTAACTTAAGGTCAATATTTCAGATACAAAAATACCCCGAAACTAGTCGGGGTATAAAACAATTACTCGTTTATTTTATTGATAATGTCAGCAAAATATTGTGCTGCTTTACCAGTAAGTTTTTCAATGATAGAACTGTCTACATCATGACCTGCGTCACTAATTGCAGAGGATAAAGCATCTTGGGCATCAGCTTTTGATACTCTTGTTCCACCAGTTGATCCGCCTGAAGACTTAGCTGCAGGGGTTTTCTTGACATAGACTCCAGCCTTTGTTAGAATCATTCTGACTCCGTTTGGTGTTTGTCCTAGTTGCTCAGCAATGTCTGCAACTATTTCCATACTGTTCTCTGGTGTTGGGTTTTCCTCAACATACATATCAACAGCTTCTTGTTTTGTTTCATCTGTCCAAGTTGACATTTTTCTTCTCCTGTTTTTGTAAGATTCTGGCAGGCCGGGACACCACCCTGTCGCTTGCCTCATCTGTAAATAAAATCTATCACTCATAATTTATAATAATATTATAATAAAATTTGAGAGTGTTGTCAAGAACTATTTTCTTCTTCCTATGAAAAATGCTTTTTGATTGCATTTATTTTGTCCTCTGCCTCGGCTATTTTTGCTACTTGAGTTTCCATAGCCTCTACAATATCGGGGTGTTCCCCAATACCTACTGAGTTTCGTTGGTAAGTGAGAAGATTTGCTTTAGCAACTTCTACCTCTCCCTCTAACTTTTTAATTAATGCTGTAAATAAATAGTTCATTTGCTCTCCATAATTGTTACTAGATACTTCGTTACGAACCTATCTTGCAACTCGTCGTTTAAAATACACCCCCATAAGAAAGGTGCGCCAATAATAAATCCTAATAAATGGATAATAAATACTATTGGCCACCATCTTGTTGTAGGGTGGTCAGGGTAAGACCTGCTCATATAATTATGTATAGGCCACCATAACCTAATCATCAGCATTAATACTGACGATAGATAAAACGCTATTAATATATTAAATAAATTTAACTCCATACTGCTCCAAATGCCTTAAGCTTCCAAGCTCATAAGCAGGATAAGTATGGTATCTTCCAGCAAAAGGTAAATGCGGGAAAAAAGTATCACTCAAATCAGTACACTCAATAGTATAAACTAAATACAACTTATATCCTAGGGTGTCTTCGTAGGACTTTCCCTCTTTGTCTAGTAGTTCTTTTACTACTTTTGCAGGATAGTTTGCTCTAATTGCCCATACTACCTCTCCCTTTTGGAAAGTGTCTGCTACACATTGTTCTGGTAGCATAGCTCTTCTTTTTGCTTCGTAATCTGTATCAGCGAGTTTCATTGGTATTCCAATTCTCTCAATGATATTTTTTACAAAGGCGGGGGATCGGTAGATGGACGCTGCGATAGAAGATACATTGTACCCTTCTACATACATCTGTGCGACTGTTTTGATTTCATCTCTACTTGCAGGCTTGCCTTTGTTCATTGCCTTTCTTCTAGCTTTGAACTCCTGTGTGTCCTTCCAGTCATCAATAATTTTCTGAAGTCTGGTCGTGTTATACCTAAT